TACAGAAGGAAGGCGCAACATTGCCCGTAACCTTCAAGATGGGCGAGGATGCCGAGGGTAATCCAGTATATCATACCTTCGAGGATATGGCAGACGCGGAGGACTTCTACGTGAAGGCCGTTGCACACATCAACCAAAAGCTGGCCGACGGATGGGCAGAGAAGGACGCTCTCGACCTTACCCCATACGAACAGGCATTGGCAGACATTCAGCCAGCTGCTCCGGCTGAAGAGGAATCCCCTAAGAAAACAACCCGTAAAAAGTAAACAGACATGGCAACAATCAAAGGACAGAACCTTAGAATCTTTGTAGGCGAGCGGCCCATTGCCGCCGCCTTGCAATGCGACCTTAATGCGCAGCTGAACGTCACCCCATACTCTACCAAGGACGATGAGGGCGACTTCACCAAGCTGGTTGTTGCCAGTCTTGTGTGGAGCCTGCACTCCAACGCCGTAGTGACGAACGACGACGAGGAGGACGCCATCGGTGCCGTTGATCTTATGGACATGATAGGCCAGCACGTAAGAGTTCAGCTGAACACAGCCGGAGGCGATAAGAACCGCGAGACATCCGGCAGTCTGCTGGGTGGCGAGGCCATTATCAGCGACGTACAGATAACAGCGCAGAACCGCCAGCGCACCGTCTATGATGTAACGCTGACGGGAGTTAAGAACATGCTTATTAACATCAGTCCGGTGAAGACAGCCGACAGTCACTACATTATCACTGCCAACAATCACCGCGTCTGTGTATCAGTAGCCTAAGCCTATGCCGACAGGATTCACATCAGGAATGCGTAACCACCGCGTGACCATCTTGAACAAGGTGCAGCCTTCAGAGCGGCAGTTTGGTGAGAAGACGGGATATCGGCGCGACAGCTCGCTGTGGTCAAGCTATGAGTTCTCGAAAGGCACCAAAGCACTCCGCGAGGGTGCGCTGGATGCCTACGACAGTGTCATCTTCCGCATGAACTTCTCGGCCAACGTCACCATCACCCGCGAATCGCTCATTGAGTGCGAAGGCAAGGTGTATCAGGTGCAGTCGCTCAACAGCGACAAGCGCGAGAACAAAATCATCATCCGTGCCACGGAGATGACCACACAGGTGACAATTATAGAGCCTACGCCAGAACCCGAACCGACTCCGACACCAACGCCTGACCCTGAGCCTACGCCCGACCCAGAACCTACACCAACTCCGAACGATAACGAAAACGAAAGCGAATGAAAAAGACTATTTGTATAGTGCATTACAACACGCCGGAGCTGACGAAGGCGGCGGTGCTATCCATCAGGAAACAGGGTGGAGGGGACTATCGCGTGGTCATCTTTGAGAACTCGTGCGATGCTAAGCTGGCGCACGGTGAGAGCCGTGAGGCGAGGCCGTTCCCGACGGATATGCCGGGCGTGGAAATTATCGACAACAGCAAGGGGCAACTGGTGGACTTCGACGCAGAACTGGCGAAGTGGCCACGGAAGCGAAACGACGTGGAAAGCCGCTCGGCTCACTTTGGCAGCGCGAAGCACATGATGAGCGTGGACTGGCTGGTGCAGAATATGGACGCGCCCTTCATTCTCTGCGATTCGGACATTCTGCTGAAGCAACCCATCGACGATATGTTTGACGAGACGGTGACAGCCGTGGGACACGTTGACAACGGATGGCAGAACCCGGAGGGCGTGCAGCGGTTGGTGCCGTTCCTTTGCTACATCAATGCGCCTGAGTGCCGCAGGCTTGGCATCCACTACTACGACGGTGGCCGCTGCTGGGCTATCCTGAACGGCAAGAAGAACTGCTGGTATGACACGGGTGCCTCGTTCCTTGAAGACATCCGCAACAACCCCGAAGGCACGTTGAGACAGGTGAACATCATCGAAAGGATTGAGCACCTTTGGAGTGCATCGTGGAAGAAAGAGAAGGAAGCCGAGGGCCGTATGTGGCTCAATAAGCACGCCGATCTGTGGAAGCCGTCGCCCAGTCAGTTGGGTATCAAGAAGGTGGCCATCTGTGCTATTGCCCGTCAGGAGAACCGCTACATCTGCGAATGGCTGGACTACTATAAGAGCATTGGTGTGTCGAAGGTGTTCCTCTACGACAACTATCACCAGGGTGAAGAGCGGCTCATCGACGTGGTGCAGCCGTATGTGGATAGCGGCTTTGTGGAACTGAACGACTACCACGACCGCGAGTTTGCGCAGTGCCCTGCCTATAACGACTGCTACAACCGCCACGGACATGAATATGCGTGGATAGGATTCTTCGATATTGACGAGTTCCTGAGATTCGACGGCAATGACATCGAGGAGTTCATGGAGCGATACACGGCGGGCAGTGTGCTGCTGGTGAATTGGCGACTGATGACGGACAACGGCCTCGTACACTACGACCCGCGACCAGTGCAGGAGCGATTCACGGAGGCCATGCCGGTGAATCAGCATGTGAAGTATGGCTTCCCCGAAAACCGCCACATCAAGAGCATGGTGCGCGGTGGGCTGTCGGCCATGTCGTTCACGGGTCACAATCCGCACTGCCCCAACAAACCGAACCTCTATTGCATCAACGCACAGGGCAAGCGCACCGAACAATGTGCCTTTGCCGATATTGACCATTCGCTCATTTGGCTCGACCACTACTGGACAAAGACCGCCGAGGAATGGGTGAACGTGAAACTCTCTCGCGGTTATCATGGTGACACGCTCTACACGCAGCAGATCATCCAGCAGAACGACCGCAATTTCTTCTCGGTAAACAAGCGGACTGCCGAGAAAGAGGAAATGATGCGTCCGCTGATATTCAGACAACCACAAACAGAACGAATTATGGAACATATCGCAAAGACGGCGCAGGGCAGTGAGCAATGGCGACTGACTGCTGAGAACGGCTGGCTGCTGAAGAGCAAGCTGAGTGGCAAGACCTACAAGACCATCGACACCCGCGACTTGAAACGCTGGGAGGCTGTGGAAGACCCCGATTTCGTGAAGCCAGCACCGAAGGCAGAGAAGCCTGCCGTAGAACCGACAGGAACGGTGGCTGCTGAAACCGCTGGTAAACCCCAGACAAGAAAACGCACGAATAGAAAAGGCAAATAGTTATGGAAATATTCGGAACTAACATCTTCGGAGGCCATAAGCGCGAGAGCCTGACACCGCAGCAACAGGCGGGGGCAGGCATCCCCGTGACGACCGACCCGCAGCATCCGACCAACAAATCGGACGTGAAGGGCGGCTCGTTCGAGGAGCGCATTGTGTCGGCCCGTCATCCGCGAGTGGCATTGACCGTCTCGGCGGTCTATCGTGCCGTGGAACTGAGGGCGAAGACCATCGGGCAGATGCAGATGCAATACCAGGTGCGCGACCGTGAGGGCGGCAACTTCGTGATGGAAGTGCAGAAGCCTCGCGGCGGAAACGTATCATTCGGCACCCGTCTGAACTATCTGTTGCAGGTAGAGCCCAACCCCATGATGTCGGCGCAGTCGTTGTGGGAGCAGGTGACGGTGAACCGTCTGATGCTGGGCAATGGATTTGTGTATATCGAGCGCGACGAGCTGGGCGAGCCGAAATACCTGTGGCTGGCAGAGTGTGGCGGTTACAACCTCGGTACGAACACCTACGTCATCACCTACATGGGCGACAAGGGCATCGTAAAGAATAAGATTGTACCGCGTGAAGACGTGCTGCACTTCCCGAACACCTACCGCGAGCGCAACGGCTTCTGGGGGCTCTCGACGCTCCGCTTTGCCTTCGACACGCTGAGTCTGATCAAGACCGAGGGCCGTCTGGCTCTCGAAACGGCTGCGAAGGGTGGCCGCGTGAAGGGTTTTATCAGCGAACAGGCTCCGGCATCCGGCTATTCGCCCATATCGCAGGGCATGTTCGACCCCAAACAGATGCAAGACTATGCCAAGGAAATCAACGAAAAGGTATATCAGCAAGACATCGTGGCACTGCGTGGGCTGGAGAAGTTCCAGAACCTGAGCCTTTCGGCGCAGGACATGCAGATGATAGAAATTTTGGGCATTTCTCAGGACGACGTTAGTAGGTTTTTCGCCACACCGCGCCCGCTGCTGATGATGGACACCAACTCGCACTACACCACCTACACCAACGCCACGATGGAGTACCTGAGCCGCACGATTGCGCCCGACGGTGCCGAGATGGAGGCCGAGTGCTTCCGCAAGCTGCTCTCCATCTACGACTTCGGCCAGCACCGCTTCCACCTGTGCGAACAGCCC